GTAGTCTTCTGCCGCTGAATTCTCAGGGAACAACTCAACAATGTCTTTGTTTTCCTTCATGTTGTTGAGGTATTCACGGGGAACTAACCCGTAGTACGTCAACAAAAGAACCTTTTCATCTTGGTACTGGCTAACCTCTTGGGTAGGCTCTAGGTCAGTATCTTCATAGGTGGGCGTGATGTCTACCTTGCGGTAGATGCCTTTTTCAATACCAGCTACAACCTTGTGGATTGAGACGTATTTCTCAATAGCCACGCCCATACAGTCATCAATAGATGTTCCATTGGGGTCAAACAAGAAGTTCTTGGGATTGATAGGCATGATCTTCACGCCAATCCTGTCTTTTTCCATGACACCGATAGCCGCTTGCCCTTGCATATTTGGGATGGCTTGGGTGGCAGGGACGTATTCTTTCTCAGTCTTGACAACAATCTCGCCTATGCCTGTGCCATAGATTTCAGCCATCAACTCAATTTGGTCAATCGACTTTCTGATTTTGTCTTTCTTGAAGTCTTCCATCAGTTGAGCCTTGATTAACTCAACATCTATGGGGTTGCCGTTGTAGTCTCTAATGTCATCTTCAATGTCAAAGAACTCGCCTTGACCAAAGATTGCTTCCATGATCTCAGCATGGCGAGTCTCTACGGCTTGTTGGGTGGCGGGGGTGACGATGCGTGAACGCTCAGATTCACGGGTCTTGTCTTCAGAAGCCCATTGACCACGGAAGATGCGCTCGTACTCTAGGTATTGGGGAAGAAAATTGGTATCTCTGTATTCACGCCAACGATTGCAATGGTCTGTCACAAAAGCCGTCAACTCTTTATCAGCCTCAGTTGGCTCATAAAATTCGTTTTGCTCTAGTTTGTCTGTTGCCATATATTTACCTTATAGTATCAGCAAATGGGTCTTTATACGCTGGATTTTCAGGTATAGCCATACGAGGATTATCTACGACTTTTGCAACTTCAGGTCTAAAAATACCAAGTTGATCTCCAGCAACTGTTCCCATATATTCTTGTTTAAAAGCCTTTTCAGCAAACTTTGGAGAAAAGTAAAGCCCATCAATGCCTTTTTTTAGCAAGTCTTGAGTTGCTTTGTTTGCTTTTTCATATTGACTTTCAAAATTAACAAATTCAGCATAGCCTTCTTTTTGATAATTTAACCAATCCTCTGGAGACATCCCATATCTTTGTGCGGCATCAGAAATTGTTTTTACAGTTGGGTCTGCTCTTTTAAAGTCATTTAATCTATTTGTTAAATAGTCTTCAAATGTACCTTGCCTAACTTGTTCGGCTTCTTTTCTTGCTCCCAAATTGTCTGCCCAAAGAGCATCACGCAACTCTTTGCCATCTTTGTACCCAACAGATTTTGCTATCTTGTCAAATTGTGCGGGAGAATCAATGACTTTTACATTTGCGTCTTTTGATAAACGCATGGAAACTTGATCTTTGTAAGACATAGCCCTACCTGCTTCTGCTTTTGCAGGATCAAGCCACCAACTTCCTTCTGGTGCAAAATAAACAGTATTTGGCCCTAATTCCGAATACTCATAGGTACGTTTTCCAGCATTAGGATTAAACTGTCCTGACTGACGAATTGCTTGTGCGCCTTCTTTAGATGTTCCGTGATACCACTCAAGTGGCAAAGGAGTTGAACGCATCTCGTTAATTATTGCTGGTACTGCTTTTACGCCCCTAGCAATTCCCGCTACTACGGGCGCAATTTGTAAAGCATTGCCTGTTTGGTATCCATAGTAAGCCGCATCTTTAGCCGCTTGTGCATTAGGATTTAACACACTCATACCTAATTGATCAGGTGGTGTTCCCAATAATCCACTTACAAACCCATAGGTTCTTGGGTCAGGCAATGTATTTACATTTCTTTGTTGGGCTAGTTCTCTAGCACGAACACCTTGTCTGGCAATATTGGGGTTGCCAAAGTATGCGCCTCCACCACCAAACAATCCATCTGCCATTATCAAACCCCGCTAATTATGTCCACAGGCTCCCACTCATCTTCTTGGTCATCTACAAAGTAAGAGGTGACAGCCATCTGATCTATATATGACAAAGCATCTGGCAAATCATCATGCACTCCAATGGCGGGAAATAAAAGAAGTTGATCTTTAAATTCATCCCAATCCTCCTCAGAGTTCAGCACAATACGCCCATGCTCAAACCGCCCTTGGAGGCTCCAGATAATTCTGTCAGCCTTTTTCCTGTTGCCGTGAGTTAAGTCAACTATGTGCGAATATACATTATTTTTACGCATTAAGTCAGATAAATATGGCAAAACTGCGTTTTTTAGCGCGCCCTTCTCAATTCCTACACTCAAAGGCTTGTACTCCCGCATCTTCAACAAAATGGTCGCCGCAGTCTCACGGATGTCCCAACGCCCAAAGACAATCTCTTTGACAAACCACTTCCCATCATCTGTTACCTTGACCACAGCAATAGCCGTCTGGTCTAGCCTCTTCTTGGAATTAGCCGCTTGTTTGGCAACTTCCTCGAATCCTGCCAAATCACAGGCTATGTAGTAACTGCCATACTCAGGCTCTTCCCCGTACTTGATCCACTCTTCCTTGAAGATGTTGCTACCAGCATTGGTGAAACTAGCCATGTATTCTTGCTTAAAAGCAAAGGTAGACAGGGTTTTCTTGGCTGACTCAATCTCAGTTGGGTCGATCAGGGGGTTGTCTTTGGTGGTGAAGTGCCAAGATTTCCAGTCTTTATCCTCTGCGCTTTCGCCCAATCTAAACAGATCGTAGAACCAGTTTCTTCCTTTGGGAGTTCCAATGAACATGGCTCTTCCTTTTTTATCGGAGAGAGAGGCTCGGATAACTTGTTCCCACGCTTCGGGCTTGATGTCGGCAACTTCGTCAAGGACTGCGTAGGTGAGGGAGACTCCACGGAGGGTATCGGGTCTATCAGCACCTCGGACGTAGATGGTTGCTCCGTTGATGGTGGTAATGTCTTGGTTGTTGATGTGGGCATTTTGGATAACCTCTCGTCCTAGTTCCATTAGAACTTGCCAAATAATCTGTCTAGCCTGACCATTGGTAGGCGCAACATAAAGCACAGCAGAACCCGCAGGGCATTTCAATGCTTCAATAAGTAGGGTGACTGCCGCCATACGGGACTTACCGCAACGCCGCCCAGCCGCAATGACTTTGAACCTAGTCTTATCCTTGAAGACTTCTTCTTGCCAAGGTAGTAGGCTAAAGTTCAGATCACTCATCTTTTGCCTCTATGTCTTCAGCGTCTATGGTTTCTGGGCTATGCGTAATCTCGCCTATTCCAGTAATGTTGATGGTTACAGCACTACGGGATTTGCCTTCTTTCTCAAACATCGAGACAGGCAACATTCTGTCCATGCACAACTTAATAGCGGCTAGTTGGGCAGGGTGATCATCATTCATGGCTATCTCTACCGCCTTGTGGACAACTCTAGAACCTGCGCTGTTTATCAGGAGGTTCTTTAATTCTTTAAGTTGAGCAGTCTCAGTCTTAGGTAGGGTGATAAGTTCAGGCTTATCAGCATAACTGGTAAGGGAGAACTGTTTGTTAGTAGCACCTTTTGGTCTACCACGGGGTTTTTTAGTTTCAATCATTACTTTTGTCCACAATAGGGAAGTTGCCTTCATTCATTATCGTATAGATTTATTTGTTGAACAATAGGGTAATCCCTGATATAGTAAAGACAACGGGGGCATGACCCACCCCTCTATGCGGTTGAGCCGACCAAGTAGGATAAACGTGATGAACTAGGTGAGTCTCTAGTAGCCCTCTAAATGCTGTGAAGCAACATAGACAAGGTGGACGGGGCAACGTTACTTAGGCTTGATTGTTTGACAAACAGTCTTGTAATCTAGATAAACGAGAGGCTCTCTCTTCTTGAGATTTACCTGTATATACGGGTTACAGGCTATCGTCCATCACTTCCTAGTCTTGCTACCTAGTCTCTGTTTGTTAGTAAAAGCCAATTTACCTTTTCTTGTGGGTAGGAGGCTCCCACAAATATTACACAGCACGACTACCCCCTCCCCCCCATACAACTGTATACAACCACAGCATAGGGTTACTACTACTGTATAGATAACCAGTAGCGTAAATGAGAATCACTCGCATTAGGTAGATGCAAATGAGAATGATTCGCATATGGAAGTCATGCATCATAATGGTAATACTCCATAAACTGTATACACCTATTGCACACAATCCACCATTAAGTAATTAAGTATTACAATAGTAATTGACTATCAATATAGGGGAACTGATAGAAAAGATTATGAGATAACCTAGGGTTTGTCCTAGTTACTTTATTGTGGCCTAGGCGTTATATTAGTAGCACTGGTTAACAAATAATCAGTGTTGTTTAACTAACTTAATAGGTGTAAAAATGAAACAATTTTCTAGTTATGAATCAATCCCTAGTGATGCAGTTTATCTAGGCAGTGAAAGTGGTGATGGAAGCATGGGTGAAACCCTTGCGGATATTATTCTAGAAGCAGTGAATCCATGCACTTTTAAAGATAGTGATGGAATACGTCATTATTTTGACCTAGTGTTTGATAACTAACCTAGGGTTTATCACTATTTTCTAGGGGTTTTTTAACCCTTAGAATTTAATCTCACAAACAATCAATCAATTTTTAATAGGTGTCAATATGGATAAACAAACTCAATCTCTAGAATCCCTTAATCGTGCAAAGCATGGGGATTCCTTACTTAACTATCAAACGATACTATCGGGCTTTGCATCAAAGGGTATCGCACACAATGACATTATCCCTAGGGAAAACGTTTTCACCTACAAAGCATGGTTAGCCCTTGGTAGGCAAGTGCGTAAGGGTGAAACGGGTGTTAAGTGCGTTACTTGGATAGATACAGAATCCAAGCAAACGGGTAAACCAAGCAAACTAGTTAGACCAGTATCGGTTTTCCATATT